ATTTTCTCCAGATACGGCTAAGACTACTCTCATCTATCTGAGAACATTCTACCACAAATTCCTGAAAAGTTTTCATACTACTAAAGAAATAAACTCTCCTAATACCTTTTTATTTAGTTTTTTGGTCTTAAGTGACTTAATAAATGCAGATTTGATTTTGGCTTTAGATGCGCCTTCATCAACATCAAAACTAGTATCTGAAGAGAGTGCATCAGAACAAATACCAAAGTAGGCATCATATCCAACCATCTTCATCACAATACTTTTGTTCTTTCTCCAGTCCGCAAGAAGTTTACCAGTTTCGTAACCGCATCCATAGTATCTACGGATGAACTCAGTGGCATCACGACCAGACAATAACCGAATACCAATGAAATTTACAGAAGGTAATTCATCCTTCAAACAATCAACAAGAGAAGTGGTAAATTCCCACCATCTCTCAGAAACTGAATATGTTACGCCAGTTTTACGATTACGAAGATAATCACTATTGGGACGAAGACGACGCCTAGACCAACGACCCAAATAATTTGGATCATTTTCTTGCCGGGAACTGAGATGTTCTTGATCTTTATCAATCCAACGATCTGCACCAAGGTGGTTAGATTCACCATCAGTCAAAATGACACATTGAGTCTTTTCAACATCCCATTTACTTTGAAGTGAAGGAATAAGTTGACGAAGAGTAATAAGGGCTTCATTAAGTGGAGTTCCAGAAAGACCTAAACGAGGTGGTCCAATACAAGAACTATAACTACGTTGTCCAACAACAACCCGGAATATATTCCTCATCTGTTCGTCAAGAACTTTTTGAGAAGTATCAGAGGTAAAGAACTCCATTAGAGAAAATTCATTACCAACATGAAGGGTTCCTGATTTTTTAATATAAGGTCCATCATCATTAAGAAAACCATAATCATTATATTCAATATTATCATTGAACTGATAAGTGAAGGCATAGACAGAGAAAGGAATACCAACTTTCTTACAAAACCAAATTAAACTGTAAAGTTGTTTAATAGTGTCTTGCATAATTTCCCCCATAGAACCTGACCAATCCAAAATAAAAACCAAACCGTGATTTTTACCATCAGGAAATGTTGTTACTTTCCTGAACAAATCTTCATTGTATTTGTAAGTATGAAGTTTGGTACAATCAAGGACACCAGTTCGTGATACAGACGCACGAGCATAAGAACTTGCAGCCTTTTTCATCTCAAATTCTTTTACCAGATAATTGACTTCTTTCTGGGCACTCTTTTTGAAGTTAATATATTTGGTATCGGTATTATGAAAGACATCATTCTGAGGATTCATTGTATAGGGAGCCCAGAAATCTTTGATATAATCATGAATTTCTTTGTTGGTGTTGATGACCTTACTAAGATCAATAGTAGGAAATTCAAGATAGGTACTGGGATATGCACTACAGTCTACCAGATTCCGTATTTTACTTGTTGATGCAGTATCAGTCTTTACTTCAAGATCATCATTTTGTGTCGAAGACCCTTCTTCTTCCAAATCCTCTTCTTCATTTTCTTCCTCCACCTCTGGTGGTTGACTGTCAATAGGATAGGAGTTTTCATCAGAATGTGAAGGAGATTGTGTATCCTCACTATCACTCTGTGGAAGTTTAATATTTATTTGTTGTTGTTCGTTCTCTTCTTTACAAAATTTGTAAAGAATAAGAGCAGCAGATTGTGTATCTTCAAATGTGTTGACGGCACCAACAATATCTAAAATCTCCTTCTCTTTTTCTGTAAAGGAAATATTAAGGAAACTACCGATCTTAAAGTAAATATTGATCCTGTCAGCCAGGTTCATCTCATTGATATCATGATCCCCAATTTCAAAATAATCTTTCTCACAAAACTCCTTGTATCCACGATAGAAAGTTTTAGAAAGACCAGAAAACTTACGTTTGATCAGTTTCTCTACACGAACATCTTCCACCACATTCAAGAACTGGTGAGGAATTGTAGGATCCCAGTCCTCATTAGGTGTGTAAAGGGCATGAGAAACTTCGTGAGCAACCAAGAGGTCATATACCACATTAGAGGACTTCTGCCACAAAGGAAGGGTCAGGACACGGGTATCAACGTTGAATGATGCGCTATCTACTCTTTTATTTTCAACAATCAGGTTTTCAGTGGCCAGGAGACGAGCCACATTACCTTTGACTTCTAAGTTAACGGTCATGGTGTTTGGTTTGATATGTAGCTAACATAAAACGAAACCTCCCTTTTTGGGGGAGGTTGGGTGACACTTTTTGAAGTGGCGGAGGGCTTCTTTCCTTGCCCTCATCGCTTGGGGTTTAAGTTTCCTTTTCTTCTCCTTCTTGGAGTGATGTTTCCAATTTGGCGTATTCACGTAGATACCTGTCGGATGAAGGGTCTGTAATTAGGGTCATACCAGACTCTCTAAAACTTTTAGACAAGTCCACTGGAGTCTTATAGGTTGTTTTCATGACACTTAATAGGTTTACTACATTACTATAGTCGAGAATCCTTTGACTTTCTTATACTTGATGACACTTTGAAATTTGTCTTCTAAACCTCCTTTGTGTGAGATGACAAAAATGTTTGCATCTTTAATAACAAACCGGATAATCTTTAGAAATTCATCAGTACCCATACTATCTAAGGATGAATCAAATACCTCATCCATGATGAGGAGATTTGTGTTAACTGAATTCTTGAATCGGGCTACTTCTCTCCAGGTAAACAACAATGCTAGATCGATTCTCATCTTTTCTCCTTCAGAGAATGAAGAGTACGAGAAGTCCTCATGAATAGGTGATTGAATTGTCTCGTTAAACTCCTCATTCAACTTAAAGTTGATGTAGAAATCCATCATCTGTAGGTACTTATTAACTTGTTGATTAATCAGAGGTAGATACTTTTTGATGATTTTTGATTTTACTCCCCCATCTTTTAAAAGACTATAGGTGAAGTCAAGATAAAAGATATCTTCTCTTTTTTCAACAAGTTTGTCGTAGGTATTCTTTAATTTTTCTTTAAGTTCAGCTAACAGATTGTGCTCAGTATTTCTGTTTTCAAGTTGGTCGGTAATAGTTTGAACTTCCGATTCCAGATCTCTGATTTGTCGTTGACAGCCAGCGATCTTAGTATTGTTTTTAGAAATGCCATGCGTTAGTGTAGTAATCTCCTTATTGAGGGAAATGAGAAGACGTTCCTTTTCTTCTTCCTCATTAATCGCCTTTTCCAGTTCTAGATAACCAGATTGCAACTCCTTAGCTTTATTTTGAGCGTCTTCAATTTTATTTATTCTAAACTCCTCCTCAATATACTGTGTACAGGTAGGACAGACCTTATTCTCTGTAAAAAATTTATGTTCTGTAGTAATTGTTGACACTTTTTGAGAAATCTTACCTTTTAAGTTTCCAAGCTTACGAAGTTTATCTGTAGCACCTGTAACATCACTCACCTGCTCTTGAAGAGTTTCCATCTTATAGTTTAAACTCTCATTATTCAAATCATACTCATTTTCCTCATCCAAAAGATTATCAATCTTTTTCATATTTAAATCTATATTTGCATTACCACGACATTCTATTTCCTCAATAAAATGCTCTTGCATAGAAATCTTTTCTTTGACAGATGTCTTTGTCAATTCAAATGTTCTAACCTCTTCCTTACAAGACCGGATCCTATCTTTAATCAAACTATTCATAGAGGAGAAGATCTTAATATCTAATAATTCTTCTACAACTTCTCTACGACTAGAAGATGGGAGTTGCATGAATGGGACAAAGGAACTACTACCCAAGATAATTATTTGAGTAAATGATCTATAGTTCATCTTCAGAACATTCTGTTCCAACCACTTCTGTTGATCGATGACAGAGTGTGATTGATCTAGGAGTATACCATCTCTATAAATCTCAAAGATGTTTGGTTTGATACCTCTAATAACTTTCCATTCAGTACTATTAACACTGAACTCAATTTCTACAACAGCTCCTCTCTCATTTACAGTATTGATAAGTTGGTTTTTATTGATTTTTCTAAAACTTTTTCCATATAGAACAAAAGTTAGGGCATCAAGAATGGTGGACTTACCTGCACCATTAGATCCAATGATAAGAGTAGTTTGATCCTTATTCAGATTTACTTCAACATATTGATTACCGGTAGAAAGTATATTTTTCCATCTAATCTTTTGAAAGAGTATCATAATTTGTTTTAGGAATCACAATGTCATTGGGGGTTATCACGGTGTACCTGTGATCGTGGAGTTCACAGGTTTTAATCATTAACTCATCATCAATTTCAAGAGTCTTCATGGTAGGAAATCCACAATCCTCTTCTAACTGTAATGCAAAACGAATTGCATCATCCTCTTCTATAAACATATAAAGAATTTCATCACCATCTTCATCTGATACTGAGTATGCTCCATCTTTTTCTTTCCCTTCAATTGTAATGATATACATCACACCATCTCACAAGCTTCTTGATAGATTTCTCTGAGTAAATTTTGAACAACTGATTTATCCAATTCAGTTTCTGATTCCTCAATATATCTATCAAGAATAGAAAAAGTATCTTCTGACTCTTCCACTTCAAAGTCTTCCGACTCTTGTATCTGAAAGTCTTCTACAATCTTAAGTTCATGTACGTTTGAGGAATATAGTTTATCAATGAGTTTTTCAAACTCATCAATTCTTGATTTGTTACGAACAACTACCTTGACAATCTTATTTTCATAAGGTCTTGTGTCAATAAGTGATGCAGGTTGATCATCGTAATAGAGAACATTAAACAAATTGTAAGGATTATCTACATGAAAATGTTCTTGAGTACATGTATCAAAGACGGTAAATCCCCTTGGATCACCAACATCTGTCCAAAACATTTCATAGGGATTACCCAAATAAAAAATCCTACCATTATCCGATCTAGTGTGATAGTGACCACTAAAGACCTTAGAGAACTTTGAGTATAGTTTACTGTCGTCACCACAATCCATGACAATTGCTTTATTGACTTTAAATCCGTTTAACTCAAGGTGGCCCATCGCGACAGTACAAGTTGAATCTCGAATAAATCTGAAAGTGTTTTCTTCATTTTCTTTGTTAATCCATGGGATGAATAATATGTTTAGATTTCCGATAGTTACTTCGGATGCTGTATCATATACATCTACATTATCATACTCACGAAGTAAAAGGTCTACCGCATTTACTTTATTAGTGTTTTTGTAATATGCTGTATGATTTCCCACAATGGTATGAACGGTAACGCCCATGTCTCTCAGACGATCATAATAATTGTCTTTTGCCCATGCCAATGCAGAGAAGTCAATACCCTTCCTACTATCAAAAGTATCACCCATATCAATCACAGTGGTGATACCATTCTCCTCTAGATAAGGGAAAAATACATTGTTGTAGAAATCTAGGAAGTAATCATGAAAGATCTTAGAGTTTTTACGACATCCGAAATGCTGGTCAGTTATAATTGCTACACGCATCAATATCTTAACTTAGAGTGAACGCTATCTTTAATGCTGTTATAGTCTGAATAATTATCACTATCAAGATCATTTGTATCAAAGACTTCATCAAAATTGGTCTTCTCCAGGATCTTGTTCTTGATCTCTAGTTGCTTCTTCTCATGTTGGATCCTTCTCAGGAACGCATAGTAAATAATTTGAGTGAAGTATGCAAATGGATTTTTGGATTTCTCAGGACTAAAGTTGTGGACGTATCTTACACAGTTTTCGATACCATCACAGATCATATCATCCTTGAACATATAGTTCACGAAATTTGGTTTATATGATAAATGATTTGCAATCTTTAAAAAACACTCACCAATATACCTAGGAATAGGAGGTTTGGATTTATCATTCAACTTAGCACGTTCTACTTCTGCAAAGTAATTTTCAAGAGCTTCAAGGAACTCTTTATTATTAACGTAGTGTTCGGAGTTTCTTCCTCTTCGCATAGTAGTCATCGGTTGGATTGGCATTCTGATATAAGTATTTCTTTCAATATTATATCAGAAATTTATATAGTTGACAAGTATCCAAAAATCAAGTAGGATTAGGCTTGTCCGGGTTCATAAGGAAAGTATAGGTTATATAAATTAAATATCATTATAAAGTTTCTCTAGTGTCTTTTTAGCTTCTTTAACACTAGATATATATCCCATTTCTTTAGAGAGTTTAGAATTATTCTCTTTATTATTTTTTCTAAGGTAATCATGATAATAAGTAATCATATCTATATTACTATTCTCAGTCATCGTAAGAACATCATTTATATTAATCATGATCAGATCATCATCTGATGTTTTTAACCAAGGTTCTACTTTGTAACCAGTTATAGTTCCTCTTATTATAATTTCTTCAACAGTAATTGGATTAGAAAGTAAAAGAAAAATCCGATCTTCTTCTTCATTTGCTGCTACTTTACAAAAGATTTCGTCTCCACATTTTAATTTTATCGTTGCATAAAAATCGTCCTCTATGGCCATTTGATTTTTTCTCCTTTAATCTTTTATGTTTACAGCTGTAATATCATAATTGAATTGCTCAGAAACATAAGTTTTGATACGTTCAATAAAGTGATTCAAAGTATAATTTTTTCTTGATCCGATAGTTAGATCGTCCGCAATATCATACAATTTTGCTTTAGTCTTATTTTTGCCTTTTCTTAGGACTCTACCAATACTCTGTAGATTACGAATCCTGGACTTTGATGGAGAGGCAAATATTACATTATGAAGTTTTTTAATATTAATACCGGTACTAAATGTCCCATAAGAAGCGACAATAATAGCATCCTCTTCTCTTTCAGTAATTTCTCTTACTTGTTCTCTATCTTCGGTGTCAACACCACCATGAATAAAGAAAACTTTTCTATCACCCTTTACTTTATTATTTATTAAGTCATAAAGTATGGCACCATGTTTCTCTACTCTTGCAAATAACACAAGTGTATTACCTTTCATACCTACAGTAAGATTTGAGATAAAATTATTTCTTTTTTCATGACCAATTAAATATTGAATTTCATCTTCATAAGTATTAAACTTTTTTGGTTTATACTTAAGAACTAAACACTGAATATCAAGAGATGCAAGATAACCTTCATCTTGTAATTTCTTAGTTTGAGTAACTTTATATGATGGTCCAAACAATCCCTCTAACACCCACTTATGGGTCTGTGAGCCGTCTAATGTTCCAGTAAATCCATATCTATACTTAGCATCAGCAAGTTTGTCCATGATACTAATTAAGCTGCGGCTCTTAAATAAATGTGCCTCATCCCCTATAACAACATTATACTCTTCAAAGAACTTCTTATCTAACTGATAAACAGACTGCCAAGTGGTAATAGTTACTTCATTAGTGTTAACTCTTTCACGACCAGCATAGATTCTGTGACAATGATTCTCCACATCCCAAGAATATTGTGCAAAATCTTTATACATCTGTTCAACAAGTGAAGTAGTTGGGACAACCAGTAAGATTTTCCTACCCTTTGCTACATGGTATCTAACAACAGCATAAATCATAAATGACTTACCTGAACCAGTTGGACTGATAAGTAATTTTCTATTATATCTTAACGCATCATATACACCATCTACCTGATAATCTCTAGGTTTAATATCTGGTGATAAAGATTTCATGAAATCCTTTACACCTTCTTTACTAACAAACTCATTTATTTCAAAGGGTAATCCATAAAATTTATTCTCTACAAAATTATATCTATATCCCGAATTCTCACAAAAAGCAATAACTTTGTCCAATAACCCACAATATATTCTCTTGGTTTTTAGATTAAATAAATGTACATATCCATCCCAGTACTTATTTCTGTACTGGGGCATGAATTTGGCACCTTCAATAGCGAAACTAAATCTATCTTTCAGTTCATGTTCTACATGAGGTTCTGTGGTGATTTTGAGATATACCTCATTTACTTTCTCTATAGTCAAATGAGACATAACATAAGGTTCAATTATATCTATTTATTATCCCATTCCCGAATTAAATTTCATAAAATCTATGGCGTTCTTAATTTGGTAATTTCTTTGGGTAATCTGTTTTAGAATACTTTCTAGATACACCAACATGGTGTCATAATATTCAATCTTGAGTGATGAATTGGATAGTTTGTCGTCAGCATCAAGATACTTCTGCATTGTATCCTTATCTCTAATTTTCTTAGGGAAAGGATTGTCAATATACACATCAGGATCAGCTTTACCAGAGAAGTATTCATACCTCTCATGTCGGATATTCTTTCTGAGTTGTTCTGCCTTCTTTCTTAGAAGGAAGATGTTATTATAAATTTCATGATATTTTCCATGAAGAATAGGAATGTTCAATGATTCAGTATGGAGATTGTCGGGATCCATCTTAGAATCCTTTTCCCACATCTCTTGAATCTTATCAAGATCTAGCATTTGCTACAGTCAATTTCACGGATTTCGTATATACTATACTTGAAAGCCACCTCTGCTGTAAAGAATTCTTGACTTTGTAATGTTGCGTCAAATGTTAAAGTTGTCAATGAAATTGGGAACAAGTCCTTAAATAGAACCTTAAACTTGGGATTGTTCAATTGGTCAAGTATCGTTAGTGTACCATCTGAATATAAATTTAATTGACTTCTTTCTGGTTGACCATTATCATAAGGAGATTTTTTCCATTGTAGGTCATAAATTTCTTGAAGACTTTCTGGAAAACCTAACCCTCTCAACCAGTTTTGTATCTCCATATAATTCTCAAGATTTGTATCCACCAAGAACCTCAATCTCAAGTCTTCAAACTCAAGAACATCACCAGGATATGGAACTTCTTTGAGGTAAGTGTTCTGAACAACATGTGGTAAGTTCAGTCCAGGAAGTGTAACTAGGTTACCATAATAAGTAACCTTAAGTGCTCTTTGAACCTGAAAAGTAAACCCACTTGGTGTCAGAAAATTTCTGTTAGTTGGTTGACCCTGTGGTTGAGCTACTCTAACTTCAGGTCTGGTACCAGATTCTGGTTGTGTTTCGTTCATCACTCAGACACAATAGTTGAGTTATTTAATTTTGCATTCACATACTGTACACCATGAATACTGGTTACTTTTTTGTTCTTTGCCGTAGTTGCAGATGATTTGGAAGAAAAAATCTTTCTATCTTCGTAAGTTTCAGTCCAATGACCTTCACTCACATAGTATACATCTTTAACAACAATACCGTCATAGTTACTAGTTGATTTGATATGAAAAGGCATTTTTAATCCTTATTATTATTAGTTATTTATCACAGTGTATAAAAAAAGGAGACCCTTTCGGACCTCCTTATAATCAATGAGGCTAGAGCCTACATTAAATTCTTCACCGCAACACGTCTGTAGTAGCGGTTGGAGTTGACACGTAGACGGCCAAGTCCTTGGGTAGTTCCTTCGGCGAATGGGTTGGCAACCAAACCATAGCGCGTTTTGAAACCGATTTT